ATTAGCTGGCATGGCAGGATTTTCTGCGGCTGTTCCATAATTGTATATCAAAAGGCCTTCTTGAGACATTGTAATACAATCTAGTCTTGGATTCCAATACTTAACTGTTCCTGCAGTCATATTATCTTTATTTCTAGGAATTAATTCGATCCTAGAAGTACCACCTGAGAATGTTCCATCAGCAGGATTTTTTGCAGGCCTCATGTCAATAGCATCAGCTAATCGATACGCTGGTCCAGCTGGACTTAAATACTCTGGAATTTTATCATAGGTTATATTAACGTATGAATTAGGTCCGAAATATCCAGTGCTTGTTGATGGACTTGGTGTTGAGTGTAAGAAATATCTATACTGAACGTTTACCGTACTTGTTGGAGCTGATGCGCCATTTTTTAATGTACCAGTTCCTGGACCATAATAGTTATCGGTTTGACCATTATTAAATACAAATTTATAAGTAATGTCTTCTTTTGTAGCATCGTCAATTACTTTATTAAATTGATAAACATCATTTTTAGTAACTGTAAATTTATTACTACTTAATGAAACACTTGAATCTGTGTGCCAAGTTCCTGAAGTAGGATCAGGTGTTAATGTTTTTGTTTTCAATTCAAATGTTCGAGATTCGAATGTTAAAACCTTAGCATTGTGTGTACCAGTAGGCATCGGCGAAAGAGTAGTTTCACCATTTTTATAACCATGTGTTACAGTAACGGGATCAGTTCCTGTAATAGTTAAATTACTATAAATGTCTCCGCTATCCATAACATATAGCCACTGTTCTAAATCATCAAATGTTGATCCTGCAGTTGCGGCAATAGAAGATCCTGCATTACTATGTGCTACCACTTTACCAACTGTTCCTGAAACAGTAGATATTTCATTGGCTCCATATCTAGGCAATGCAAATATTAATGATGACTCAAGTTTATCATAAAGATCAAATCTACTTAAAACACTTTTTAGATTAATAAAATTAGAAGAATTGGTTCCAACAGATCTTACATTAGCAAGATTATAAACTGTTCCAGAACCATTAGAATCCATTTGAATATCAAATACATGTGTTCTTAATTCTGATCCATATACATCCATCATTCTAACTCTAGCAGTACCTAAAGTAGTTCCAGCTAGATCTCTACCTGCTTTTAGATTAACTTCTGAATAATTGGAAATTAAACTAGCCATTCCAAAAGCACTATCTAAATTAGATAGAAAATAAGTACCATAGTTAGCACTTACAAATTCATTTGATCTTATTGTAATATTTTCATCTGCATTAATATCATTAGGTTTTCTTACTCTAAATGGCATTGGGTTTTCGCGTGTTATTTTATTACCTTTAATAAACGCGGTACCACTAGATACTTCTACTGATAAGAAATCCTGACTAGCACTATCATCTCTGATGTCTAAATCATATTCTCCATTTGCACTCTTTTCAATAAAATTACCAGTAATTGCTTCTGTTCTAGCATTAAGAATAGTTGATAGATTACCTAATATTTTACTTGTGGTTCTCGCAGTATTTAAAACTCTACCATTCTTAACTTCATACATTGAATAAAATGTGTCACCGGAAGCTATAGTATCTTTGGTGGTTAATGTTAATGTAATTTTTAATCTATCTGCTCCAGGTGATGTTAAATTTGGAGTAGCACCTGAATTATCATACAAAGCAACATTATCTGCTGCAGTAATAATTTGCTGTGTGACTTTAAAACCAACCGTTTTACTAGGCGTAGGACTAAATTTATCTAGTACTAATGTTTGTGCTTCAACATTAATTAAATGTCCAGCTGCATATGTATTAAAAGCCGGTACTTCAACAATAGATCCATTGCCTACTGCATCAGCAACATTTTCAATGGTAATATTTCCTAATGAAGAAGATAAAACTGCACCAGCGGCGAATTGCTTTGGTGAGGAAGTATCAGTAGCAGGAGTAGATCCTCCTGTTTTACCTGCTCCCATTCTAACCATAATAACATCTTGAGATGCATCAGGAATAGTAGCTTTTACAGTAGCATATAAGTCACCATCATTAACAGTGGTTCCTACTAATGTAGCATGTCCTGTTGGTAATGAAGTTACTTTAATATAGGTGTATGAAAAAGCATCCGAACCAGATGCTAATGTACCAGCATTATTAATAATAGCGCCTTCTGTTAAAACAAACTTTGCTAATCTTTCAACTTCTTTTTGAATAATTGTTTGAGATTGCGTTAACTCTCTTGCTTGTAACGCTTTACCATTATTAAATAATATACGATGATAATGATCACTATCTCGATAATCATCGTTATATTGTGTTAAAAAAGTTGTTTTAGTTAAATTAGTAGCCATTGGTTACCTCAAAGTTGAATAACTAATTTCACATCGTCAGTACTTGCGGCTGTACGAGTTTGTTGTGAAGAGTTATTAATAAAAAATAGTTCCCCAGAAAATCTATCTATATCTGGTCTTATATTATGAAGATTATCATATGATCTAACCGTTTTTGTTCCACCTAAACCTTCTAATGAAATTGTTTCTCCGCCTCTAAAAGGAGTAAATCCTGATTGTTCATCTTGATGATACCAAATTGTATCACTATCACAGAAATCAATCCATCCCTTAGCATTACTGTCTCCGGATACTTCAGCATCATTAGAAAAATCATATGCTGTATCTATAGTAGCCGTTGTTCTCATTCTCTTGAGACACGTACCAGCATTACCTACAAACTTTGATTTCGAAGCACTATCAACTAATGGATTTTTCCACAATGCTATTTGTCTGTAGTCATTATTTAATATCCATTTTGCACCAACATTTCCTTCAGGTTTAATATGAAACATCATTGCAGTAGCTCTTAAATCTTTAATTGGATTTGCACCCAATCCATTACTGTCATGAGCAAATATTGGAACTACTTCTGCATTAGTTCCTCCAGGAGATGTTATTCTAACAGAAGCCTCTTTATATCCTGCTCCCATAAAAGTTGAAATATCTGTAGTGCCTGCACTCTCTCCAACTTCAACTCCTGTTAAAACACCTGCACCAACAATTGGATAACATTTAGCACCTGAACCATTACCGGTTACAGTAAGTGTTGTTGTGGCACTATCATAACCAGATCCACCCGTTACTACTCTATAACCTAAAATTTGTCCTGAAACGGCGGCATTTTGTACAACGTATTGAGCATAATAAGCATCGGTACTTGCTGCCGAATCTATATATTTAACAGGCATATAATTAGATGTAACAAAGAAATTTGTATCAGCTGTAGAAATTGTATACATATATTTCCAAATATATCCATCTGTTTCTTTTGGTAATGTTGTATTAGTATGTGTTGGTTTTACCGTTGATACCTGAATATTACCTGCTGTATCCTTACCCGTTCTAATACAAACATAAACATTATTTTCATTTGTTCTAATATAATAAGATGTAGTAGGATGGCCAGATGTATTATCATTATACATAGCGTATTGAGTATTACTCGTCCAATCCTTAGTAGGAACAACATGTGAAAATGCTTCTATTGCTTTAACAGATTGAACATTATATCTAAATAACTTTTCTGTTCGAGTCGTAACAGTTGGTGTTGTAACAGTATCTGCATTTCCAACTGGATCCCATTGTTGAGATCTACCCACTGCTATGTAATAGTTATTATTTGAATCACCGAGTTTAGTCCCAGTAGCCTCATCAAATATCTGACTTAAAAATGTTCTTTTTATATTATCTGTAATAATTGCTGCCATAATTTTTTCCTATTAAGATACTGCGTAACCGTAACCACCAGTTACATACCAATTTGAACCATCCCAAGTTAATGTAGCTGTATCATGTTGCTGTAATGTAACTCCTGTTGAACCTTGACCAAAACTAGTTATACCCACAACTTGATCTCCTGTACCGGCTCCTCTTATAATAGTAATTGTTATTGGTTCGGACGCTTGACCATCAGGTAAAGTTATTGTTCCTGCATTTCCTGTTAATGTAATAAGACTTTTTGTTAAAGAAATTGTATCTCCAACAGTTTTAGATTCTGACATATGTCCATAAAGAGATATGTTAACAGCTCTATCACCCGCGGTTTCAATATCTAAACCAATATTAGTATCGGTTCCTAATAAAGAAATTTTAGGATTAATTCCCGTTCCTTTTCCTTCAACCCTAATTCTATTTCTTGAGTGTTGAGTTGTAGTAAATGATATAATAGGTAATCCTGCTGAATCTGCTATCCATTCCCAAACTCTAGGTCGGTGAACTACATTATCAGGAGCTAAAGTTTTATTAGTTAATGTTTGAGTATGGGCTTCCATTACTAACGTATCATGACCTGTTAATAATGGTAATACAACGTTTCTATCTGCTGCGAGATTACTTGGTACAAAGTTATAACTATGAGATGAATCAAAATCTTTCATTTTAAATCTATCAAATATAGCACTATCAATCATTGGTCTTGTTAGTGTTTTATTTTCCATAGTCTGCGTAGCTGAAGTAACTATTACTTCTCCTGTTGCATTAGGAAAATCAATACTTCTTTCTGCAGTTGGATTAACATGACCTATCTTTGTTCTAAAAGAAGCTCCAATAAAATCCATACCACTATCTGTAAGGACAGATACACCTGCAGCATTATTCCCAAATAAAGAATAAACTTCTGTAAAATTTTGATTTATTTTATTACCGGCCTGTCTTAATGTATCGCCTGTGCCATCATTAGCTGAAGTACCAGTATTAATAATTTGTTTTGCCATGTGTTATCTCTTTTTTCTTAACATTATTTATAAGTGATTAAATCAAGGACCTGTTGGATAATGAGCAGAATCTGCACTATTTGCTGTAGAATCAAATAATGTTTGATATCTATGCTCATCAAATGTCGGCATTAATGTTTCAGCTGAAGAATCTCTATCAAATGTTGCTGACTTATTGCTATGTACCATTAATGTTAATGGAAATCTATATCCTGAAAATACTCCAAATGGAGCATTTGGATGAGTAGTATCATATGTAGTGTATACATCACTATCTATTCTAAATGCATATCTAGGATTCGTTGGATGTTTAACAATAAGTCCTGGTATATTCGCTACTTTATCAGCACTACTATTAACTGGTTTACCAACTATATGTTCTGGATTAACAAAGGCTGAACTGTCAAAACCTGGATCTGTATAATCGGCTATAGGTTGATAAAAAGTATTGATCTGAGAGCTTTGCAGATTTGATGGTAAATTTGTTGCCGACCAATACATAGGAAGTGTCTTTCCTGAAAAGCCGGGGAACATACCAGTGTTATGCCCTCTATAAGGTGTATTTCCAAACATGACAGCAAATCTTCTAACTGTATTACCAGAATCATTATATGTATAGCTATTATACTGTGATGGATCTCCTGCTACTGTATATGTAACAACATCACTGTCTGACATTCTTAGTGAGTTCGGAGTTATAAGACTACGCAATGTTCCTGCACCAGCACTATCCATTGGTACGTTTTGAAGATCTTGCATAGTCTTCAATCTATCAGTTCTCATCATACCAATTGTTCCATCACCTTTTTGTAGAAGAGTGAGATCAGTATAACCTAATAGATTCATATTAGCTATACCTTCAATTTGGAATGTAGAAGGTGCAGCAACACCTGGTCCTGATTCTCGTAAACTTTGAACTACATTGCCATTAACTAATTCTAAAACTATTTGTGCAGCTAAATGTGCACCTGCTGGATGAACAAATAACTGATAAGCATTTTTCCATTGGTCAACTGGAATACTACTCTTAATAAGAATAGACATAACTTGATATAAACCATCATCCGTAATATATTTTTGTGACTCAGGGCCTAATTGTGATGCGGCTTGTTTTACTTGTTGACCAGCAGTATTAATACTATCTTGATCCCAATTAATAGCAGGACCAACTCTAAATATATTTTCTTTAGGATATATTATAGTAGGATCAACACCATAGAAACCTCTGAAGAATTGTTGAACACTATACTTGGTGCCTTTAGATCGATACAATTGATTAGAAAATTTTATAGCTTCTCTTTTGTTTTGAAAACCACCAAATGTTGCTTGACCTAATAATAATTCATCTTCTAAATATTTTAATAATTCTTCTGGGACCTGTGTTGCATCTCTATTAGCATATAGATCATGTATTTGACCACCTGGTCTACCGGATGAATCTAAAAATTCATAATAAGCTTCGAATAAAGCTTTTAATTGAGGATAATCAATACCGAAATATTCAGGCAGAGCATTAGTAATTTCTGCTCTTTGAAGATTTAATAATCGTCTATTAAGATCTGATTTCGTTTTATCGTGTTCAATATCCATTAATTTGAAACATCCGTTGCGACTGGAGTTGTTATAGAATTATTAGGATCGAAAACAAACCTATCATTTCTATATGGTGTTAAAGCACTTTGATTTGCAGGCACAGCAGAAACCTTAATATATGTTTCTCCTGCTTGCATTGCAGTTGGATTGAAGTATTGCAATGTAACTGTTCCGTTAACAGGATCATAAGATCCTATATTATCAACTATAACTATACCACCGGCTTGAGTTACAATTTCTAATGTTGTAGTATTTAAACGATTTTTTATTAAACATATTTGATTATTATATGTAAATTGCGTTGATGTAATAGTATACTCATCGTTGTCAGCCGCGGCTATAGCAGCAGGAAATTGTAATAATTGACTTATTTTATTAACAGCTTGAGTTAATTTATTTACATTATATGTAAAACTATTGCTTGTTAAATTATTAGTTTGCATATATGTTGCTGCATCATTATAAGCTTTTCTGGTTACTAATCCAATTATCTTATCTAATGCAACATTTGACACCGTGCCTGGACTTGTTAATAATGATTTAACAGTTGTTATTAAATCAGGAACAGATGGAACTATTCTTTGTTGCATTCTTACATTAGAACGGGATGATAAAATAGCAGTTGAAGATTCATCAATCAATGATAACATATTAGATCGTCTAAAAGACTGATCAAATTTACCTGTATTTTGTGTAAAATAATTTGCTATCGTGGTATCAACACTTGCAGATATAGCATTAACTGTTAGATCTGTTAGTCTAGGATTATATTGGAAAAAGGTATCAACTTCAATAAAAGTAGTAACTGGATCGACAAAACGTAAATTAAATGATACAACAGCTAATTGTTCTGCTAGATCTAAAATAGCTAGTTTAGTAGCGTCTATAGTATCTTGTGCTACAGTATTCTCAAATAATATAGAAACATATACTGCCCCAAATTCTGCTAATACATTATCTTCACCTCCCCAAGAAATAATATCATTTATTAATCCAGAGTAATTTTTTAAAATTATAGATGAATAATCTTTAGCGGTTACCATTCTATTTTGTGTTGCATAAGAAAATGGAGCATTTTGTCTTATAGATTCTACACTTTCTTTATCTTTACCTCCTACGGAATTTGACCAAGTAGTTACATCTAGTGCAGTATTAATAACACCTTGAGTAAAATTTTGCTGGGCCGTAAAAGCACTAGCTCCATTTGCTTCTTCTCCCTTTACTGATAGATATTGAATTTCAATTTTATTTCCTGCTTCGGGCGCAATACCAAATGTCGTACCATCTCCAAAAGATAATTCAAAATTACCATTAGGCGATTCTTTTAAAATATAAATTGTAGAATTAGCACTAATACTTGTAGCTTTTATTATATTTTGATATGTAGTGC